ATCAAGCACCTTAAAAATTCTGCAAACCAAGCCGCGACGCACCTATACACAATCAAGCCCCGGTCCCCGGAAACACACCCCCCATCAAAATAAAACACATACCAAAAATTTTTATGTAATAATTTCATATCGCCTTATGGCTGCGGATAGAACAATGCAAGTACCTGATATCGACACCGATATTCCCTATGCGGGTTACCCACCTACGTTTGAAGACCTTCAAGCACGTATAAATGCTGCGTTCAACAGTCTTGCGGAGATTGCCGATGACATCGAGGTTACTGACGACGACATTGCCACAGCGCACTCCATCTTCACGGGCACTCAGCAACCCACGGCGACAATCCTTTCGTCCCCCGGCACGGTTGTTCACATCAAAGCAATCTTGGACGAATACGACAAAGTGGTTGTGCAGTCAGCCGTCCAACTGCGTACCTACGTCACAAACAAGCTAATTGTCGATTCGACAAACGCAGACCCCCGCATTCGGATCAAGTGCTACGAACTGCTTGGCAAGATATCTGATGTGGGGCTGTTCACCGATAAGACAGAGATAACCATGCGGCACAGGCCGACGGAGGAGCTAGAGCAACTTCTGCGAGAACGCCTGATGAAAACTTTTGATGCGGATGACTTTGGTGTAGTAACCCCCCAGACGCTACTCAATGACTGAGGCCGAAGAAGTCAAGCGCCTGCTTGGCAATATCAAGAACATGTCGCACGAAGACATGGCGGCAACCCTATCCCTGCTGGATGAGTTGGAAGAGCGCAAGCGCACGCATCTGGCGCGGACAGACTTCTTGGCGTTTATTGCAGCCGTAGATGGGGCGTACAAGTTTGGCGTTCACTTAAAGCGGTTGGGTGCGTTGCTTATGCAGGTTGAGGCTGGGTCCAAGGATCGTATTGCCGTCAGTATGGCACCCCGGTTTGGCAAGAGCCAAATGATTTCTATCTATTACCCTGCGTGGTATCTTGGGAAGCACCCGGACCATAAACTGATTGTGGCCTCCCATACGGGTGACCTAGCTGTAGATATGGCGCGTAAGGTGCGGAACTTAATGCAGACACTGGAGTACAAGCAGATGTTTCCCGGGGTGGCTATTGCTGCCGATGCTAAAGCCGCAGGCAAGTGGAATACAACCAAGGGGGGCGAGGTGTACGCAGCAGGTGTGGGCGGTGCCCTTGCTGGCCGGGGTGCCCACCTGATTGTGCTGGACGATCCCATTTCCGAGCAGGATATCAAGTCGGGGAATACGACAAGTCTTGACGGGGTGTATGAGTGGTTCCGTGCTGGTTTACGAACTCGTCTGATGCCCGGGGGCAAGATATGTATTCTGCACACCCGCTGGCACCAGCGTGATCTTATTGGCCGTTTGCTGAAAGATGGCACCCTGAACGAAGACGGCGACCAGTACGAGATGTTCGAGTTCCCCGCAATTATTGAGACCCCCAACCCTGTTGCGGAAACGCAACACGAAGAGTTTGACGTAGACGCGCCCTTGATGTTGCAGAAATCGCTGTGGCCCGAGCAGTGGAGTTTGGAATCCCTTTTGCGGACTAAGGCGAGTATGCCTGCGTGGCAGTGGAACGCACAGTATCAGCAGAACCCCACAGCACAGGAAGCTGCGATTATCAAGCGGGATAATATTATGTGGTGGCCGAAAGAAGACCCGCCAAAGGTGGACTTTATTGTGCAGTCTTACGATACCGCGTTGACCACCAAGGAGCGGTCAGATTACTCGGTGTGCCAGACATGGGGTGTGTGGAAGAATGAGGAGGGGGTTGATAACGTCATCCTGCTTAACCGGATTAGGGGCAAGTGGGAGTTCCCCGAGCTAAAGAAGATGGCCTTGCAGCAGACAAAGGACTGGGAGCCAGACAGCGTGATTGTGGAAGCTAAGGCCAGCGGACAGCCACTGATTGATGAGATGCGTCGCTCAGGGTTGTTTGTGCAGGACTACAGCCCGGGTAAAGGGCAGGACAAGATAGCCCGTATGAACTCCGTGAGTGATATGTTTATGACGGGGCAAGTATGGTTCCCAGAGACAGGGTGGGCGACGGAGGTGGTTGAGGAAGTGCTGGCGTTCCCAAGCGGCGAGCATGACGACGATGTGGACGCCCTGACCCTTGCCTTGATACGGATTCGCAAAGGGGGTTTGTTGCGGCTACGCAACGATCACGACGACTCACCCCAGTATTCCACGGGGCGCAAAGCAGCGTATTACTAAGGAGTCCCTATGGCTACACAGAAACACACCGGGGCAAACGAATTGGTTGACCGATTGGCGTCCCAAGTTGGCGGGCGGGAGTTAGCCATTAGTTTGCTACGCAAGCGTGGGCAGATGGCGCAGGATTCGGAAACTCTGACTGATGCAGGGCAAGCGCGTAACGCTATGACTGCGGAGAGTCGGGCCAAGGATCGTGCGGCTAAGCTGTCTGGTAAACCCGTGAGCCAATACAATTACAGCGTAAAAACTAACCGTGCGACGTTGAAACGCCGCTAAAGGACACTTATGGCTACAAATATCGACAAAGCGCTTAACCAAGCTCCACTAGGGCTGGATGCCATCCTGCCAGATCAGTTTGACCAAGGAGAGGCTGCGCTGGAGATAGAGATTGTTGACCCAGAGATGGTCACGCTATCGGATGGTAGTGTGGAGGTTACCCTGCTCCCAGATGCGGAACTTGGTGGAGGGTTTGGTGATAACTTAGCTGAGGACATGGACCCGAGTGACCTGACGAGTCTGTCGTCAGAGCTTCTTGCCCTAGTGGATGCGGATATCTCCGCCCGTAAAGAATGGGTAGAAGCGTATGTCAAGGGACTAGAAGTCCTTGGGATGAAGTACGACGAGCGTACTGAGCCTTGGTCTGGAGCCTGTGGTGTTTACAGCACCGTGTTGACTGAAGCTGCCATTCGGTTCCAAGCGGAAATGGTTACAGAGACGTTCCCGGCTCAGGGTCCGGTGAAAACGCAGATTGTTGGGGCTATTGACAAGCTGAAAGAAGAAGCCGCCGCCCGTGTCCAAGAGGATATGAACTACCAGATTCTGGAGAAGATGCCTGAGTACCGCCCGGAGCATGAGCGGTTGCTGTTCAACCTTGGGTTATCTGGCGCTGCCTTTAAAAAGGTGTACTTTGATCCTAGCTTGGGGAGACAAGTAGCTATCTTTATCCCGGCAGAGGAAATTATTATTCCTTACGGGGCATCTAGCGCCCAGACTTCTGAACGTGTTACCCATGTAATGCGTAAAACGGAGAACGAAATCCGTAAATTGCAGGTTGCCAACTTCTACAGAGATGTAGACTTGGGTGACCCAGTGCATATCTCTACCGATGTGGAGAAAAAGAAAGCCGAAGAGCAAGGCTACAGCGTCACGGATGACGATAGGTTCCAGCTTATGGAGATTCACGTAGATTGGGACATGCCCGGATATGAGAATGAGGACGGAATTGCTCTTCCTTATGTCGTTACCATCGAACGAGGCACTACTGAAGTCCTTGCGATCCGTAGAAACTGGGTAGAAGAAGACGAAAAATACATCCGTCGGCAGCATTTTGTCCAATATACGTACATTCCCGGCTTTGGGCCTTACGGATTTGGCCTGATTAACCTAATTGGTGGCTACGCTAGGGCAGGAACGTCCCTTATTCGTCAATTGGTGGACGCAGGCACCCTATCTAACCTCCCCGGGGGCTTAAAAACCAAAGGGCTGCGGATTAAAGGGGACGATACACCCATTGCTCCGGGTGAATTCCGAGATGTTGACGTTGCCTCTGGGACTGTACGTGACAACATCATGGCCCTTCCGTATAAAGAGCCAAGTCAAACCCTACTGGCGCTATTAAATCAGATTACTGACGAAGCCCGTCGGCTAGGTTCCATTTCTGATATGAATATCAGCGACATGAGCGCAAATGCGCCTGTTGGAACTACCCTTGCGCTGTTAGAACGCACCCTAAAGACCATGAGTGCCGTCCAAGCGCGGGTTCATGCGTCCATGAAGCAGGAGTTTAAACTTCTGGCGGCAATTATTCGGGATAACGCCCCGGATGAGTACGAGTATGACCCAACTGGGGCAGATCGGAAGGCTAAACAGTCCGATTACGACATGGTGGAGGTTATTCCAGTCAGTGATCCCAACAGTTCCACAATGGCGCAGCGGATTATGCAGTACCAAGCTGCTATTCAATTGGCCCAAGGTGCCCCACAAATCTACGACTTGCCACAGTTGCACCGTCAAATGCTGGAGGTTCTGGGGATTAAGAACGCAGAGAAACTTGTTCCCATTGAGGATGACATGATGCCTCGTGACCCAGTTTCGGAGAACATGGCCTTCCTAACGGGTAAACCGACCAAAGCATTTATGGTTCAGGACCATGATGCCCACATTGCTATACACATGGCAATGATGCAAGACCCGCTGTTGATGGCGCAGATTGGTCAAAGTCCACAAGCAGCCAAGATGCAGGCCGCAATCATGGCCCACGTATCTGAGCATTTGGCGTTCTCCTACCGGAAGAAAGTCGAAGAGCAGCTTGGCGTACCAATGCCACCGCCAAACGAAGACCTCCCTCCAGAAGTTGAAGTTCAGTTGTCCAAGATCGTGGCGCAAGCGGCAGCACAGGTTCTGGCGCAGAGTAAAGGGCAGGCCCAGCAGCAACAGGCCCAACAGGCAGCACAAGACCCATTGGTTCAGATTCAGCAAGCTGAGTTGCAGATTAAAACTCAGGAAGCCCAGACTAAGGCCAAGAAGGTTGACGGTGAACTGGCTATCAAACAGGCAGAACTACAGCTTAAGCAAGATGAGTTGGCAATGAAGGGCGGGGAAACCCCGCAAATGATCGCTGCCCGTCACGCGCAGGAGATGCAAGCTCAACAGGCTCAAATGCAAATGATGCAGCAGAAACACGCTCAGGAGCTACAGCAGGGCCAGCAGCAACACGCGCAGGGCATGGCGCACGGTGGGCAGGTACACCAACAGAAACTGGCACATCAGCAACAACAGGCCCATCTAAAAATGTTGCAGCGCAACAAACTGGTAGCCAAAGATGACTGAACTTGACCTAGTTGAGAAGAAATTTAACGAGCATGAGCAACACTACGTTACTGCGCTAACTCGCGGTAACTGTAAGGACTTTGGTGAGTACCAGAGAATTTGCGGGGTTATCCACGGTCTAAACCTTGCAAAAACCGAGTTAGAAGACCTGCGAAGAAAATTGGAGAAATCTCAAGATGACTGAACTTTTAATCGGGCAAACCTTGGAAGCAGGGGGGCCAGTATCCGTACTACCCGCTACGCCAGAAGAAAAAGCCCGACAAGTACCGGACCCAGTGACTTATCACTTGCTGTGCGCCCTACCGGAAATTGACGAAAAGTACGAGAGCGGTTTGCTTAAGGCAAATCAAACACAGCAATTTGAGGAATTACTTTCCCCAGTTTTGTTTGTGATGAAGATGGGGCCAGATGCTTTTAAAGATGAAAAGCGGTTTCCAAGCGGTGCTTCATGCGCGGTAGGGGATTTTGTATTGGTTCGGCCCAACAGCGGAACTCGGATCAAGATTCACGGCCAAGAGATGCGGATCATTAACGATGACTCCGTAGAAGCAGTTGTGCAAGACCCTCGCGGCATTAGTAGGAAGTTTTAATCATGGCTGAAATTGAAAAAACCACGTTTGAGTTTCCAGACGAAGTAGAAACAAAGAACCCCCGTGAAGGTGGGCGCGTTGTAACTCCGGAGCCTGAAGTTGAGATTATTGACGATACCCCAGAGGCAGATCGCAACCGAAAACCCATGACTGAAGCGCCGGTAGACCCTACCGATGAAGAGCTTGAGGCGTATTCCGAGAGCGCCAAAAAGAGAATCAAGCACTTTACCAAGGGCTACCACGAAGAACGCAGAGCAAAAGAATCCGCCTTGCGGGAACGCGAAGAGGCCATTCACGCTGCGCAAACCATTGCGGAAGAGAACCGAAAACTAAAGGGTTCACTCAACCAAGGCCAGCAAGCTCTTCTTGAGCAAGCCAAGAAAGTGGTTGCCAATGAACTGGAAGAGGTTAAGCGGGAATACAAAACCGCTTACGAGAATGGCGACTCTGATGCGTTGGTAGCCGCGCAGGAGAAAATGACCACGGTAAAGATGAAGGCTGAAAGAGTAAATAATTTCAAACCAGCCCCTTTACATGAAGATAAACCTGTGGTACAAACACCACAAGCTGCTCCCGCTGATCAAAAGGCTGTAGCATGGCAACGAGAAAATGACTGGTTTGGCTCAGATGATGAGATGACCAGCTTCGCACTTGGCCTACATAATAAGTTGGTTAAAACCGGAGTTGACCCTCAATCAGATGAGTATTACGATAAGGTTAATGCTCGTGTGCGGCAAGTGTTTCCAGAGAAATTCGACTCTGAGGAAACCGCTGATGCTCCTACTCAGCGCACTAATAAACAGAATGTGGTTGCACCGGCCACGCGAAGCACTGCGCCCCGAAAAGTCGTTCTTACGCAAACACAAGTGAATATCGCCAAACGGCTTGGAGTTCCTTTGGAACTGTATGCTCGTAAGGTTGCTGAAGAAATGAGGAAATGAAAATGACTGGACCCCGTACAACTCGTGATATTGAAGTTCGTTCAACGATGGAGCGCCCAAAACAATGGATGCCTCCGCAGCTTCTGCCTGATCCCAATCCGGAACCGGGCTATGCTTTTCGTTGGATTCGCACCAGTACACTCGGTAACGCTGATCCCATGAACGTTTCCTCAAAAATGCGTGAGGGTTGGGAACCGGTAAAGGCTTCAGAGCATCCTGAGATTCAGCTAATGGGCGCTAAAACTAACGTTCCAGATAGCATTGAAATCGGCGGCTTGATCCTTTGCAAAACACCTATTGAGTTTGTGGAACAACGGGATGCTTTCTATCGTCAGCAATCCGAAGGCCAAATGAACTCAGTTGACAACAACTTCATGCGCGAGAACGATCCTCGTATGCCTCTCTTTCGGGAACGGCAGACCAAAGTATCTTTCGGGCGCGGTACTTAACTAAGGAGTCCTTAAATGGCATCAGTCGCTTCTCCCTACGGGCTTAAGCCTGTAAATGAGTTGGGTGGCCTACCGTATGCAGGTAGCACCCGCTCATTTTTGTTCGATCCCGCTGGCTATAACGCCAATGTCTACACTGGTAGCTTGGTTTATGTAAAGGCCACGGGCTATGTTGAAATCGTTAGTGCCACAGGTGCTGATGCAACTACCAACGGCTTTCCTATCGGCACCGCTAATACCGGCGCTGTAGGTGTGTTTGTCGGTTGTTCGTACACCAACACCCAAGGCCAAACGGTTTTCGCTCAATACTACCCTGCCAATGCCTTGAACGGCGTGGCTCTTGTGGTTGATGATGATCGCTGTGTGTTCCAAGTTCAATCTGCTGGCTCTGTCACGCAGGCTGCTCTAGGTGCAAACGTGTTCTTCTCCACTGGCGCAGTGTCTACCGGTAGTACATCTACAGGCAACTCTACCGCTTCTGTTGTGGCTGGTGCCTCCGCTGTTACGACTACCGCCGCTTTCCGCGTCGTTGGTTTTGTGAACATGGTTGGTTTCTCAACGGTGGGTGACGCCTACACTGACATTCTGGTGAAGTTCAACCCCGGATACCACAGCTACAGCAATGCTGTTGGCCTGTAAGGAGCTAAATCATGGCAATTTCACGCGCACAACTACTGAAGGAACTCCTTCCCGGCCTTAACGCTTTGTTTGGCATGGAGTACGCTCGTTACGGCGAAGAGCATAAAGAAATTTATGAACAAGAGTCGTCTGAGCGTTCTTTTGAAGAAGAAACCAAATTGGCTGGCTTTAGTGCCGCTCCGGTGAAGAACGAGGGTTCTGCCATCGCGTATGACAACGCGCAAGAGGCATGGACCGCTCGTTACAACCACGAGACCATCGCTATGGGTTTCTCCATTACCGAAGAGGCAATGGAAGACAATCTGTACGACAGTCTGTCTGGTCGTTATACCAAATCCCTCGCACGGGCTATGGCGTACACGAAGCAGATCAAAGCTGCAGCCATTCTAAACACCGGCTTTACCGGCTCTGGCAACCCCACCTATGGTGACGGCCAAGTTCTGTTCTCCACTGCTCACCCTCTGGTGAATGGTGGTACTAACAGCAACCGCCCAACCACTGGCGCTGACCTGAACGAAACCTCCCTTGAAGCGGCTGTTATTCAGATCGCTGCTTGGACGGATGAGCGCGGTCTGCTGATTGCTGCAAAGCCCAAAAAGCTGATCGTTCCCCCTGCTCTGATGTTCGTTGCTACCCGTCTGTTGGAAACCAGCCTCCGTGTTGGCACTACCGACAACGATATCAACGCGCTGAAGAACAACGGTTCGATCCCCGGTGGCTATACCGTCAACCACTTCTTGACCGACACAAACGCGTGGTTCCTGACCACTGACGTTCCAAACGGTCTGAAGCACTTTGTTCGTATGCCTCTGGCTACGTCAATGGACGGTGACTTCGACACGGGGAACCAGCGTTACAAAGCCCGTGAGCGTTACAGCTTCGGCGTTTCGGACCCGTTGGGCATCTTCGGATCACCCGGTTCGTCTTAAAAACGACTGGTTTTGTTCTAAAAAGGCTCCTTCGGGGGCCTTTTTTACGCCCCTTGCCCACGACCACACTTCTATGGTACATTACCGGTGTCAAACCACAGGAGCGCAAATGGACATACAAAACCTACCCAAAACCCGTGCCAAAGCAATGGCGGCAAAGGCAACGCACTACTTCACCGGGGAGCCTTGCAAGCACGGTCATGTTGCCCCCCGCAAGACCAAAGGAGCGTGCGTAGATTGCATAAAGGCGGAGTGGCAAAAAGCAAACGAAACTCGTGCGGATTACTTCAAGGCCTACAACAAATCGGAAGCTGGGCAAGAAGCTAAAAATCGGTATTACGCAGCCAACAAGGAGGCTGTAGTTGCCAAAGCTAGAGCTACACCCAATGGGCTAAAGAACAAATACCGGCAGGCATGGAAGGACGCCAATGGCCTTGCTATTAATGCAGACAATAAAGCGCGTCGCCGTAAGCACCGCGAAGCTACACCCGCATGGCTAACTAGAAAGCAGAAGACAGAAATCCGTGCTATCTATCAGGCGGCAATGCTATCAACACAGATTACCGGACAGCGCTATGTAGTAGATCACATCTACCCCCTACGGTCCGAAGTTGTGTGCGGCCTGCACGTACCGTGGAACCTTCGCATCCTGACGCAAGAGGACAACCTACGCAAATCAAATACTTTGCCAGATGACTCTGAAGCCATTGCATTCCCGCCAAAGAAGTGATATATTGCATTCACTCCGGGCTTTCCGGTGTATCAAACAGTCCCGGCTGACTTACATGCAAGATTGATACACCTTAACGCATGAAGGAATTATCATGGGATTCGCAACTCACCTTGGCCCTTGGCTGCTTGGCACGGTCAAAAACACCACTGGCACCACTGCTGGCACGATCCGCAACATGGGCGCTACTATCGTTGCCCAGACCTACACAGCCCCCGCTTCTGTCATTCTGGCAAGCCCTGCGGCGCAACTGATGTTCGTGCTTCCTGCTGGCGCTAAGATTCTTCGTTTTGGCCTTGAAGTCAATGTCGCCCTGACTGGCGCGACTAACTGCGGCGTTACCATTGGTAGCAGCGGCACTGCCAACTTGTACATGGCTACGGTCAACACCGGCACTTCAGCAGTTCAGACTTCTCCAGCCACAATTGCTGCGGCTACTTCAGGTGTTTATGACAGCATTGGCACAACTGATGTGCTCGTCTACGGTACGTTTACCGCAGCTACTGCTGACGCTACTGCCGGTACGGTTACTGTCACTGTTGAGTACATCGTCCGTGACACTGATGGTTCTGCTAATCCGTCTAGCACACAGGCTTAATTAATCTCAGGGGCTTCGGCCCCTGTTCTGAAGGAGATTGATTATGGGTATGCAAACAGACGTTAAATCGGGGCACCTTAACAACTCGGGTTTTGTTGTTCTAGGAAGAAATAGGCTCAAAGCTGTTTCTATGGTTGGCACAGCCACGGCTGGAACACTGGACATCTTTGACACCATCACAGCACCCGTTTCTGCGACATACGAGAGGGCAGCCGCTCTTATCACTGTTACCAAGAGTTCACACGGACTAGCTACCGGAGATGTAGTTGGCCTTGCGTTTGCAACAGCAAGCGGGTCATCTGGTACAAACGGAAACTACTCAATCACACGCACAGGCGCAAACACTTTTACGGTTACAGACATTAACTCTGGAACTGTTGTTGCTGGAACAGTGGCGGCATACGCATCACTGTGGGTTGCCAGCTACGACACCGGTGCGTCTGACTTGTTTGGTAATTTTGCGTTGATTCCCGGTGAAGGTATTCTGGTAAGAAACGGTATCTACTTGAGCATGAGTAACTTACTTTCTGCAAACATTTACTATGGCTAAGAAGAAAGGCCCGGTTCTCTCTGTTGGTCGGGGAGAAAAGCTCCCGGTCTCTCAGGGCGCGGGTCTGACTGCCAAGGGCAGGGCCAAGTACAACGCAGCAACGGGCAGCAACCTGAAGGCTCCACAGCCCCAAGGTGGCAAGCGCAAGGACTCGTTCTGCGCCCGGATGTCAGGTATGCCGGGGCCAATGAAAGACGAGAAAGGCAAGCCTACACGCAAAGCTGCTGCTCTTGCTAGATGGAAATGCTGATATGGATGATGCAATACAGACGGCCCGAGAACTAGCCACTCATGCTTCGGATATTGCACACTTGCAATCCGATATGGACAAAATGGCTGCGGACATGGAAGAGATTAAAAAGACTCTTGCAAGCATCCACACTACGCTCTCTGAAGCCAAAGGCGGCTGGAAGGTGCTGATGTTGGCCGGTGGTGCAAGCGCCGCTGCGGGTGCGGGGCTTATGCAAATACTCCACTGGTGGAGCAAGTAATGCCATCCAGCAGTAAGAAACAACACAATTTCATGGCTGCGATTGCCAATTCGCCATCGTTCGCTAAGAAAGTAGGAGTCCCACAGTCCGTGGGTAAAGACTTTAACGAGGCCGACAAAGGCCGCAAATTTTCAAAAGGTGGCGATATGAAAGAGTCAAAAGCAATGGTAGCCAAAGAGATGAACTTCATGAAAAAGAAGGGCGCTCCTAAATCCATGATCAAACATGAGATGGCTGAAGCAGGTATGAAAAAAAGCGGCGCGGCTAAGAAGATGATGGGCGGCGGCATGGCCTACGCTAAAGGCGGCGGCATTGAGTCCAAGGGTAAAACCAAGGGCAAGATGATCAAGATGTTGGGTGGCGGTAAGTGCTAATGGCTACCGCACCTAAAAAACCCAAAGTTGACCAGTCTAAAGAGACTAAGGTTTACACCGCTGATATGGGCCAACCACCAATGGACCCTGAAGTAGCGCCACCTACACCAAAACCCACTAAGGCAGTTAAGTCATACGTCCGTGGCGGTGGTATTGAGCAACGGGGTAAAACTCGCGGCAAAATTTGTTAAGGAATGGTTATGAAAAAACGTAAATTTGCAGACGGTGGCGAAACTGAAGACCTCGTTGCTCCAGAGAGTCGAGAGGCAATACTTAGTCGCGTAACATCTAGGCTCCCAAAAACATTGGACGAGCCGTATACGCCTGAACCAGAAGAGCCATCTCGGACGTTTGCAAAGCCCGATAGGTTTTCAAAACCGGATAATTTTAAAGCGGCGTTTGCAGAAGCTAGGGCTGCTGGTGATAAAAATTTTGAATGGAATGGCACAAAGTATTCAACAGCTTTGGCTGGTAAATCGACGCCATCTGCAACTGAAAAAGCCTTCTCCACTGAGGGGCGTGGAAAAAATGTTGTAGCAAAACCAAAATATCAATCTTTGCAAGATCGTAATTCTGCTTACGCAGCTAAGTTAGCTACATCAGGTAAAGGTATGTACGGAACAAGTAAGTCCGTAAAAGAACCTCGTAGCAAAGAACCTCGTAGCGTCATGCAAATTTCCAGTTCTGATATGAAAGGTCCATATAAAGGTATGGGCACCGATTACAAACCAAAAATGCGCGGCGACGAATCCTTTGCTCGTGGCGGCGGCATTGAGCAGCGCGGGAAAACCCGTGGACGGATGTGCTGACATGGCAACCGCAGGGCCAAAGCAAGTAGCTCAGTCTTTAAAAAAGGCTGGGTTTTACGGCGCAAGTAAACCTAAACGGCTGGGTATTATCAACAAGGTCACAACCAAGCCTCAGCGGATAGAGATGGTTGATAAGCTGTTTTTAGCCAAAAAACCCAAAGGCGGTGCCAAATGAGAGCAAGTCGCGGCATGGGGGCCATTGACCCCAGCAAGATGCCTACTGGCAAGCGCCAGAAGCGCCGTGACGACACGGACTTCACGCAGTATGCCGAGGGCGGAGAAACCAAGTCCAAAGTCAACGAAGCTGGCAACTACACCAAGCCCAGCCTTCGCAAGCGCATCTTCAACAGCGTCAAAGCTGCGGCGATTGTAGGCACAGGTGCTGGGCAATGGAGCGCGAGAAAAGCACAAGTTATGGCTAAACGATACAAGGCCGCAGGCGGCGGGTACAAAGATTGAAAGCTCCACAGCAATCCCTCAAGGACTGGGGCGACCAGAAGTGGCGTACCAAGTCTGGTAAACCGTCTTCCAAGACGGGGGAGAGGTATTTGCCAGAGGCGGCTATCAAAAGCCTTAGCCCTAGTGAGTACGCAGCAACGACCAGAGCCAAAAGAGCAGGTAAAGCAAGTGGAAAACAGTTTGTAGCACAGCCTAAAGCAATCGCCAAGAAAACCGCAGGATTCAGATAATGACTACTTCAGGCGTCTCTAACTTTGACATGGACTTGAGTGAAGTCATAGAAGACGCATTTGAACGTGCGGGGTCTGAGCTTCGCTCCGGGTATGACATGCGTACTGCGCGGCGTTCCCTGAACATTATGTTTGCTGACTGGGCTAACCGGGGCATCAACATGTGGACGATTGAGCAGGGGTCGTTTGCCCTGACTCAAGGTTTAAACACCTACGCGCTGCCGGTGGATACCGTGGACTTGCTTGAGCATGTTATCCGCACAAGCGCCAACTCAACCTCTAACCAAGCGGACCTGACCATCACCCGCATTAGCATTAGTACCTACGCTACGCTACCCAACAAGCTAACTCAAGCCAGACCGATTCAGGTCATGGTGCAGCGCAACTCAGGGCAGACTTCAGCTACAACGATCACCCTTAACGGGGCCGTGACGGCCACAGCCACCTCTATCACCCTGAGTTCGGTCATAGGACTCGCCGCTGCCGGGTACATCAAGGTGGACAGCGAAATCATCTACTACGGCTACATTGTGGGCAATGTTCTAACAGCCTGCTCCAGAGGGCAGGCCAACACCACCGCAGCCACGCATACAACCACCACAACGGTGTATGTATCCAACCCCCCGGCAATCACCGTCTGGCCCACTCCTGATGGCTCCCAGACCTACACCTTTGTGTACTGGCGGCTGCGTCGGAACCAGAACGCCGGGGACGGCTCTGACACGATGGATGTGCCGTTCCGGTTTATACCTTGCGTAGCAGCAGGGCTGGCTTATTATTTGGCGCTCAAGCTGCCCAACGGCATGGAGCGTTTACAGGTATTGAAGGCACAATACGATGAAGCGTGGCAATTGGCCCAAGATGAAGACCGAGAGAAAGCAGCGGTGCGGTTTGTGCCAAGACAGATGTTTATGAGCTAATCATGGGCAACAGGTTTGCGTCAGGTAAGAATGCAATAGCGGAGTGTGACCGCTGTGGGTTTCGCTACAAGCTAAAGCAACTGAAGAAGGAAGTTGTTAAGACTAAAACTTACAACTTGCTGGTGTGTCCAACCTGCTGGACACCGGATCAACCTCAGTTGCAGTTGGGAATGTACCCGGTAGATGACCCGCAGGGCTTGCGGGAACCGCGCAGGGACTTGAGTTATGTGGTTTCTGGCCTGTTGATAGACGGATACGCAGGCGAAGGCAGCAGGATATTTCAGTGGAACTGGAACCCGGTAGGTGGGTCCAGAGCAAACGATGACGGACTAACACCCAACTATTTGGTGGCAGAATTAGAACTTGGCTCAGTTACAGTAACCTAGGAGTTGATATGGACAAGGCAGACAAGAAGCAAGACAAGAAGATGATCGCAGACATGGTGCATACGCACGAGGGGAAGTTGCACCCCGGCAAACCCAAGACCAAATTTGCCAAAGGCGGCAAGACAGACATGGACATGATGAAGTATGGTCGTGGCATGGCTAAAGTTATGAACCAAAAATCTGGAGGTTAATCATGGCTAAGTTCAGTCAAAAACTTATGGGTAAAGAAGTTGGTTCTGCCGCTGTTTATGCAGAACCTCACACCATGACTGGTGGCAAAGTTAGCATCCAAAGTGCTGGCTATGACGGCGGTGACCGGGGTAAGGTAGGCGACGATAGCGTATCAGTCGGTAATTTCCGAAGCAAAGATTATGCAGGCGTGAAGACCAGCGGAATCAAAGTGCGTGGAACTGGCGCAGCCACTAAAGGCACAATGGCTCGGGGTCCGATGGCATGAACTACAGCGCGTTGGTTTCTGCCGTTTCTTCTTACACCGAGAATACGTTTCCAACGGTGGATATGAATGTGTTTATTACACAGGCAGAGAAACGCATTTACAACGCCGTTCAGATTCCAGCACTACGCAAGAATGTAACGGGTATCACCACCGCAAGTAACAAGTATCTGGCCTGCCCAGATGATTTTCTGTCCTCGTATTCTTTGGCAGCAATAGACCCAACCACGGGTGCTTACACATACCTGCTGAACAAAGATGTAAACTTTATCCGAGAGGCATATCCAAAGCCAACATCGACAGGGTCACCCAAGTTTTACGCCCTGTTTGGCCCTGCTGTGGCTTCTAGTGTTATTACGACGGAACTCACATTCCTTATCGGTCCTACTCCAGATGCCGCCTACAGCATGGAGCTTCATTATTACTACTACCCCGAGTCCATTGTTACGGCCTCGACCACATGGCTCAGTGACAACTATGACCCGGTTCTTTTGTACGGAACGTTGGTTGAAGCCTACACCTACATGAAAGGTGAACAGGACATGGTTGTTTTGTACAACACTAAGTTTGCTGAGGCGTTAACGCAACTCAAACGTCTGGGTGACGGTCTTGAGAGGCAAGATAGTT